CAAAACGACCTAGAGGCTCGGTATCGGGCTTACAAGATTGGTCGTGAGGGTGGGTGGTTGTCGGTCAATGACATCCTTGAGAAAGAGAACGAAAACCCCGTTGAGGGCGGTGACACCCGGCTGCAACCGATGAACATGGCGCCGCTGGGCAGCGAGCCGGAACCAGAACCTGAGCCGGCACCGGATGCTGATGACAAGTCGTGGACAAAAGAGAAGGAGGCGATACAATGACCGTCTCCTTCATCCTTGCCATGCCACACCGAAAACTAGCCACACCTCACCATACCAAGGGTTACAGTGTAACATCGCGTTTTGATGATGGCAAGTATCCATACCGCGCCACGCCGAACCCGGCCCGATCATACCATACCCCGCTCTACCGAACCGTGCCGAACCTTACCAAACCGCACGCCACTGCTGGCGATACATGGGCCGAGGACTCGAACCCCGGAGTGTTCCGCCCCCATGTGTCCATGCCCGGCCCCGCCTCGCCGCACCTTTTCTGGACCGGCCTAGCCGAACCGTGCCGCGCCCCGCCGCACGCACTTTCGTGCGATACATGGCGGATGGAGTCGAACCATCCTGGAGCAACCGTGCACCATGTGTTCATACCGCACCGCGCCTTGCCATGCCTCGCTTCGCCAGACCTTTGCCGACCGCGCCCGGCCATACCGCGCCGCACCCCACCCTACTTGACTTGCGTCAAGCGTTCTGCGGTAAAGCGGCCATACTGCGGCCGCCAGTCGCCAAGACCGATTTGCGTGCCGGCTACGAACAACCACTCGTCAACACGAGCGATGTTGACAAGAGATGGTTCAACATGAAGCCGAACGCTTGCAGACCAATTGTTGAAGATCGGGCGGGTCCGTGGAATACGAGCCTGTTGGACACGCACGATGGCAACAAACCGGAAAGATTCATCCGCCCAGAGTTCATCAGCGGTGCGAGGGCCGTCATATTCGATTCGGGCTGGGCTGAGGCAGAACACGGCCGACTTTGCGATCTGGCCCTCACGTGCCTTCTTCGCGCCGTTGATGATCGCTGCGTCAATCATGTTGGGTGGCAAGATGGGCCCATCCTTGTCCATGTAGAGGGCGGCCATGAATTCGAGCCGAGCGAGCTCTTCATAGTCGGCGTCTACCTTCTTCCGTTTGCCGGAAATGAGTTTCATCGCACGAGACCACTTGTTGAGTGGATCGGCAGTCTGCCCGTTGTGGAGCAGCAGTGGAGCAGTGGATGTCAACCTGTAAACTACTTCCTTCCAAGCCATGATTTGCCTCCTGGCGAATCTGAATGGTGGTTGACACGACGTCAACCTGATGCTGGCGACGACTGTATCGCTGCCAACGTTCAATGTTATCGAACATCGCATGGTGTACCTGACAGACGGAGATCAACTCATTCTGCACGTCCTCTTCTCCGAACACTTCCGGGTAGCACGGATGATGGACTGAGACAGCGGGGCGATGGCACACAACGCACAAACCGTTGTCGAAGTCTAGGCGCTCTTGACGCTTCAGCTTCCAAAGCTCCGATGAGATATAACGCTTGTAGGTCAAACGGGTCGTTTCAGTCATGTACTGATTATACTTCTATAATAGAGATTTGTCAAGTACCAATATGTGCTTGTGGCGAGGAGGTTTTCAATGGCACGACGGAAAATTGTTGAGCAGCGAATACTGCCCTTGGACGTGGAATACCGGGTGGGTGATGGTGAGGCGCCGGGTACGTTGACCGGGCATGCGGCAGTGTTCAACCAGTGGGCTACTATTAGCGAATGGTGGGGCGACATGTTTCAGGAGCAGATGGCGCCGGGTGCATTCAAGAAGACTTTGAAAGAGGGTGATATTCGGGCGCTTTGGAATCATGATCCGAATATTGTTCTGGGGCGTGTCAAGGCTGGTACGTTGGAACTGCGCGAAGATGAAACGGGGCTGTCTACTACTATCTCGCCACCTGACAACGAGTGGGGGCGGCCGGTGTTGGATGCGGTCAAACGCGGCGACGTGAGCGGCATGTCAATTGCGTTCCAGGTGATCAAGGACGAATGGACTACACCGGATCGCAAGAAAGAGCCGACGGCGATGCGTAAGCGGGTGATCAGAGAAGCACGCCTGTTCGACGTGTCACCAGTCACATTCCCGGCGTATCCACAAACAGATATCAGCGCACGCGACGAAGCGGGCGACAGCGATAGCAGGTTGGCAGACGCATTCCGGGCAGCTCGACTAGCGGAAATTGGTCTGCCGTTGGAAGTTGAAGAACGCGCCGCAATTCGTGCGGTTGCGGAATTCATGACAAGCGCAGCTCGGGAGCCGGAGGCGCAAGTCGACCACTCCACTGAGGCGCAACGCGACGAGCCGGTAGTAGCAGACCACTCGGAGGCGACGCGGGCGCGCACGTTGGAACTGATGAAAAAGCAGATGGAGGCATCACTATGAAAGATCTTTTGGCGAAGCGCGCTAAGGCCTTCTCGGACATGGAGGCGCTGCACGTACGCGCCGTGGAGGCAAAGCGCGATTTGGAGCCCGGCGAGTTGGAGCAGTGGAACCAGCTCAATGGGGAGTATGCGTCGCTGAACCGTCAGATCGAACGGCAACAGTTCATCGATGCTGGGAAGTCGGCTCAGGCCGGTACTATCGTGGGCGCCAAGAGCGGGAGCGAGCCGGACAAGCGCAAGCTGTTTGGTTCGAAGTTCGCACGGCACGATCTGAACGCATCTGATGTGGAGTTTCTTTACGATCTCATGGAGGCGTCGCAGCGTTCCGGCATGAACCCTGCCGGTCCGTCAGAAGAGCTGCGGAATGCTTTTAGTGACATCTCGGAGGCCATCTACATCCCGCAAGAGGAGATTCGGCGCATTGACAAGCAGGCGCTCGACAATCTCTTCCCGCGCATCCCGTTGGCGCAGTTCCGCGGTAAGGATCGCTATTGGGCACGCCGGGGCGACTACGATCGGACGCAACTGTACCAAGAGGAGTTGCGTGCTATGGACACCGCTGAGGCTGGGTATGGTGCGCAGTTGATTGGCGCTCAGTATGTGGGCGACCTCTGGACTGCAGCCCGTCAGGACTCGCGTGTTTTCAACCTGCTTGATACGTTCGAGATGACGGCGCCGACGGCGTATCTGCCGGTAGAGGTTGACATCCCGGAGATGCTGTACGTGTCCGAGTCTACATCGTCGTCTGCGAGCAACTACACGACCTCGAAGACCGGCTCGCGCAACGCCTCGGTCACCGCCAAGAAGTTCGTGATTCACCAGATGTGGTCTGGCGAAATGGAAGAGGATTCGATCATCCCGTTTGTTCCATTCCTGCGGCGCCAAGCGCAGCTATCGCTGGCTCACTACTCTGACTCGGCGGTCATCAACGGTGACACTACGACCACGGGCATCAACGCTGTGGATACTGTGCTCACGGCGACTGATCATACCCTGGCCTTCGACGGCATTCGTCACGCGGCGCTGGTGGACAACACCGGCAACAAGGTGAGCGGCGCCAATGCGGCCGTCGAGCTGTCTATGTTCAAGGGCGCGTATGGCCGTATGCTCGATGCGACCTACCTTCACGACTGGGGTCACCCAACCGATCCAGGTGATCTGATTCACCTTGTAGATCCGTATGTCGCCGATAACATGCTGTTGGTTGACGAGTTCTTGACCGTCGATAAGTTCGGGCAGAACGCCACTATCCTCAACGGGCAGGTGGCGCGGGTGTTCAGCCATCCTGTTATCAGCAGCATCGCGATCAAGAAAACCGACACTACCGGCTCCTACGACGCTGACACTGCGGGGAATAACCTGTATGGGCAAATTGTCAGCTTCAACCGGCGCGGTCTGAAAGTTGGCTGGCGACGGCGTGTCAAGGTCGAGACCGAGAGGATCCCCGCGACCGACCAGAATCGCATCGTGTACTCGTTGCGCATGGGGCTGGGGCGATTCAGCCCAACTGGATCGGCGAGCGGCTGTGAGTGGGCCGACGTGGTGTACTACATCGCACTGTAAACAGCACTGATGGGCGGGCGAACCGCGTCATCGCTGGAGGGTGAAATGCAGATAAGCAAGATTTTGGGGAAGTATCAATTGGTGGGGTTGGTGTTCGGGCAGGACGCGGTTGCTGCGTCTCAGACCGATGTCCAGCTCTATGTAATGCAGGCCGGTGGTCCGGTGGAGCTGGCCGTAACCGGCTATACCATGCCGTTCGCGGGTGAGATCGTGGCTATCAGCTACGACTTGAGCGCGGCGGCGACGGCGGGCACGTTGACCATCGGGCCCACTGTTGGTGGCACCGAGGAAACCGATCCGACGCTGAGTATCACTACCGGTGTAACCGGATCGGACAGTTGCAATCGGGGTGCGGCGACGTTCGCAAAAAACGCGATCATTGGCGCAGAAATCACGAGCAGCGCGGGATGGGACGGAACCAGCGCCGATCTGCTTGTGGTTGTCTGGGTCATCTTGGCTATTTCGGGTATCTAGGAGGACATACATGGCTACTCAAATCAGTGGGGAAGTGTTTCAGGATTCGCTCCGGGCGTTGACCGATGGCAATACGCCTCCGTTTCCCATGTTGCGCATGGGAGTGCCTGTAGGAGCGAGCAAGTGGGATTTGTTCGCCCTACAAGGCAAGATGTTCACGGCGCATCAGGCAACGATCGGCACGGCAATCGCCGGGTCTGCGGCTGATGCGGGCGGGATTGTTCTTACGGCCCCGTCGTTCAGGTTCTCGGTTCCGACTGGGACTACCGTTTTCGTGCGGCATCTGAATATCGCGTTGGCCACCGCGGCAGGAACGGTGAACGAGGTCGCGCTGGCTTATACCAACAGCAACAGTTACACGTCTGGGGGTACCGCGGTCGTGCCGCTCAACTGGCGAACCGATAACCCGTTGGCAACTGTTGTGACTTCGTGCTATGTGGCGGCGGGCTCCGCAATCGTAGAGAACACTTTGAGCAGTCCGCGTATTCTCTATCAGGATCTCCATCCGCTGGCGTTCGCGGCCGGCGAGTCGCACTACCGGATTGACAAGTGGTTTGACGACTTGATTCCGGTTGTCGGACCGGCATCCGTGCTGTTCTGGTTGTCTGCGGCCACCACCTCAGCTTCGATGCTGTTCTCAATCGACTGGGCGGAAATTGCAACGTCGTCTGCCATCACCGCAGTCTAACGACTGACGACAATCGCTATGCCCTGCCCGCCTGTGGGCGACAATCCTGGCGGGTGGGGCAGTGATCATAAGGGGATGACACATGCAACGTTTTCTAGCAGGTGCACCGGGGTCCGTGTGGACGGCCATCATCGTCGGGCTGATGCTACTGAGCCAGTGGATGACAACCTATTTCGAAGGCGTGTCTTGGGTGCCGCCAGTGGCCGGGCTAATTGCATTGGTAGTGGTGCCGGTTCTCAAGGTTCTGTTCGAAGAGCAGGACGCAGATCGGCGCTACGTGGATACCGTGCGGAAATCCGCCTTCGAGCGCTGGTTGCTGTAGATTGGGAGTATCTCGCTGCTCTGCTGGACTGCGAGAGCGCATGGGTGTATTTCATAGAGGGTAGGGGATGTTGCAGATAGCACGGCATAATGTCATACCGGCTGGCATCATGAATATGAGGGTGAAAGCACCGCGCACGGGGGCGGCGGCGGCATGGTGGGTTGTCGGAGGGAAAACGTGTGTGGCCGCTTACCAGCCGAAGGGCGCGGCTAGTCTTGCAGCAAGTTACATCAATTTGGCACAGCCGGGAACGAATAATGCCGCTCCAGGAGTAGCTCCAGATTGGGCCACGGGAACAGGTTGGACATTCGCCGGCGGTACTCAGTATCTTACTACTGGTATAACGCCTACAGGCGAATATTCTATGATCGTTCGTTTTTCTGGTTGCACAACGGATGGTAATCCGTCTGGCCATGTCGTTTGTGGTTCCGCAGGGACTGGTGCAAATGCTACACGGTTTTATCTTCGTCCTCGTTTTCTATCAACAGGTTTTAAATACTCGTTGAATTATGGAGCAGATACGTCCTTATTGGTTGGCACCATAAGCTCTGGTGTTTTTGCTTTGGCGGCAGCTAATCAGTATAAGGACGGCGCTTATATCGGCAATCCAGGTGCCACGACTTGGTCAGGAACTGCTTATGCCATTCATATCGGCGTGTTGTATGTGAATGGCGCTATTCTGACTACGTCGTTTTTTGGTGGCGTAATTGAAGCGTTGGCGATATATTCGGATACGCTGACAACGACTCAGATCGAAGCATTGACAACGAGAATGATAGCACTTTAGCGGAGGATAGCATGGCATCGGCATATATCGAGATCGCGGGAACGGCAAGTCGGCTATCGTCGGACATCCGCGGCGCAGTTGATCAACTCGAAGCCCTGCAGGACAAGTTCAGCGATGTCAAGGCGATCATGGATCAAGTAGCGCTAGGCAGCGATTGGGACGCATTGGCGCTGAAGCTGGGCACGAGCGCGGCCGATGCAGAAGCCGTGTACAACCTCTTCGGCTCGGCAACGGTGGAGATCAATGGCACATTCTTGACACAACTGCAGGGGCGGTTGGGATAGGTGACGCATGGCTACAGCACTGCCGCCGGTTAAGGGCGCGACGTTCTCGTTTCCGATTACGTTGGTATCGCAAGCCGACACGGACATTTTCAAGACAACCGTCACCATCACGGTCGCGGATGTGTGGGTGTCGAAGGACGGCGGCGCTTTCGCGGCGGTCACGGCTGCGCCTACTGAGCTGGAAACCGGCGCTGCGGCCAAGACGGGCGTACTGTGGCAAGGGCTAACGGCTACGGAGATGACTGCTGATATTGTGACGGTCCTCTACCATGACGCCGCAGGTGACGAGTGGCAGGACGCGGTAGTCACGATCTACACGGCGGCACAGACGCTGGACGCCATCAAGGTCGACACGGCGGCCATCCTGGTTGACACGGGCACGACGCTAGACGACAAACTTGATGCGTTGCTAACCTACAGCGCCGGAGCCGGGTCTATCACCTTCACCTACACTCTGACCGACAGCGGCGATGGTACTGCAATTCCTGATGCTGCAGTCGAGGTGTTCAGTGATAGTGGTTTGTCAACGTTGGTTGCTACGGGAATTACTAATGCCAGTGGAGTGGTGGTTTTCTACCTGAATGCGGGGACTTATTACATTCAGTCGCGCAAGGCGGGATACACATTTGTCACAGATACGGAGGTGGTTGCATGACCATAGCACGCAAGAAGTATGTAACTATTGAGGATGTGACAGCCGATGTATTCATCTTGACTGCACAGACTACCGACGCCACTGCTACTGCTATGACGCTAGCAGATGGGTCTGAGTATCCTGCTTTTGGGGATGATACGGCGTGGTTTTTTCAGGTCAACGTTGTGGCTCGGCGCGTGGATGCGGATGACGAGAGCGCTGGTTACTGGTTTCTTGGTGTGATTGATCGCAATACCGGTGCGGCTACGACATCATTGGTCACTGGAAATACAATGACGTCTGGCATGGTAGAAGACACTGGCGATTGGAATTGTACGGTCAGTGCCAATACAACTACAGGTATGCTGCAAGTCAACGTTACTGGCGCAGCTGGTAGTACGATCAATTGGAAAGCTGTTGTATACGTCACGTCGGTAACTACTTAGGTGGGAGAATAGGATGCCAACAGATACTGGTTCGGGCACCGGAACAATAGCGACTACTACTAACAAGCGTTACTCCACAGTCGCAGCGGTCAAAGCTTGGCTTGGCATCACGGACACAACTGACGATGGCGTTATCGGGCAGGTGCTTGACGAGGCGTGTTCCGACATCGACGGTCACTTGGGGCGTTATTTCTACCAGTCTGATGCTGCAACCGTGCGCTACTACACAGCTACCAGACGGGATCAATTGCTAATTGACGATTGCGTATCTATAAGTGCAGTAGCAACCGATGACGATGGCGATCGAACCTATGAGAATACCTGGGCATCAACGGATTACGACTTACGGCCGGACAATGCGGCTGCTGACAACGAGCCTTACACTACGCTGGCAGTCACGCCAGATGGTGATTACAGCTTTCCAGTGGGAGTAGCAAAGGGTGTAAAGCTCACTGGCACTTGGGGTTGGCCGGCAGTGCCTGATGCTATTACGAGAGCAGCTATCATCCGGGCGACGTGGTTGTTCAAGCGGCGGGATACACCGCTGGGCATTAGCGGTAACGCAGAACTTGGCATAATGCGAGTAGGCCGGTGGGACTCGGATTTCGAAAAGCTCACGGAACTGTTTCGAGACATGAGGGCGGTATGACACTCAGTATGAGCTTGAGCGCATCTGATCTGGAGCGGGCAGTCAAGGACTTTGACCCGAAACAGGGCTACACCATCCTGATGACGTGGTGGGACCGGGCGACGAAATACGCCAAAGGCGAGTTGAGGGCGCGCACGCCGGCGACGATTCGTCGAAAAGTTTACGTCAAGTTTGATGCCGTGCGACCACCGCGCTGGGCACGCGTTGGCGTGAGATCGCCGCTTACGTGGTTGATCGAGGGCGGCACGGGGCAGCTTGGCGATCCGACTTTCAACCATAACCCGAGGTTTTTCCCAAATGTCGATGGCAGATTCGGGATCATGGAGCAGACAGGGTTACCACGATCGCGGGCGTTCTTGGTGGCACGTCAAATATTCCTGCAGGGTGGCACGCGGCCGAGGCCATTCGTGCGACCGACGTATGATGCGGTTCGTAGCCGGGTGGTGCAGATGGGTGACGAAATTGTGCGGGAAGTGACAGGGGCGACGCCATGAGCATGCCGACGCTTGCCGAGGTGGTCGCCGCCATCCAGGACGTTGCTGGCGCGGTAACTGGTATTCAATCAGCACCGGACACGCCGCCGGACCAAATACCGGGTGCTGGGGCGATTGCCATCTGTTTCCCGGCCGGGGGCACGGTACAGGAGGTGACGGCAGGACGATTGCGTGGCGATCACATACTCCATTTGATGGTGGCAACTCCGGCGCGTAACCTGCGCACCGATTGGGATCGCATGATCGGATTCGGCGATACAATCCCGAAAGCGATTCTGGCAGGTGGCACGTTGAGCGCAACTGTGTTGCAAACGACCGAAATACCCTATACGTTCGGACCGATGGAATGGGCTGGTCAACAGTATTTCGGGTGGATATTCGAGTTGAAGGTTATTACGGCTGGCACGCTGGCCTAGGAGGGCTGCGAAATGGCACATACTGAGGGTACTGGAAAATCGCTGGGGGTGACGTGCGTCTATGGCACTGTGACGGTACAGGGTTGGACGCAGATCGTGATCACGGAAACGGGCAAGCCGGTTGCTCAGATGATCGACAAGACCGCTGCCGGCGACGGTTCCTATGTTATGATCGACGATCCTCTAGGCGGGCAGGGATCGCCATCTTCCACCGTCAAGATAGATGGCCTGATGAGCATCTACTCAAAGAATGATGAGAATCTGCTAAATCTGACAGTTGATGCCTACAGCGGGCTTGATCTCATTATTCGCCTAGGCGCCGATCAGGCCGGCATCTGGGAATGGACGGCAGAAGATGCGCGCTATACCGGCATCGAGGTTGGCGGCGCCTTCGCGCAGGCGCAACCGTTCAGCGCGTCGTGGGCACTCGACGACAGCGCCGGCGTGTGGGGCGATTCTAGCGGCTGATAAGGAAGGTGACAGATGGCTGTACAGGGGCAAACTGAGTTTCAGGGCAACACATACACGGTGGTTCATAATGGCAACACCATTCCGGGTGTGCTAGATGTCAAAGTTGTGCAGACGGGCGGCGGCAAGGCCGAACCGATAGATGTTACAACCAATGCTGACTCTGTCTATACCTACATCGCTGACGCGCTCGGGGCGAAGACCGACGGCAAAGTCACGGTGACTATCACGTGTCAGCTATCGAGCGTCTACGAGGTGACGGCTGTACAAGCTATTGCGCTCAATACATCGGCGGCTACTGTTATCACGTTCCAACCGGCGACTTCGTTGGGCAACGTGTTTACCGATGCGCTTGAGCTGACATCGCGCACGACCACCATTCCGCTCAAGGCTATGTGCCCCGTTGTGCTGGTATTCGAAGCGAACGGGTCCGGGGCCTGGACCGCTCCAGTGGTGGCATAATGCGATTCGATACTGGACCTGACTGGGTAGAGATCGCTGGCGTGTCGCGCCGTCCGATTCGTGAGCTGCTGGCGATGGAGATTGAGGGTTTCATCTCGGCTCACAAACGCCTGATTGAATACACCAAAGATGCCCATTTTGTTGACCAAACCGGCAATGTCTGCGATTGGCGCGAGGACTTGTCGTCGCTCAGTATCGCGCAATGGGATTGGTGGAAAGAGCAGGTTTGGAACTGTGCGCATCAGGAGAAGGCCAGCCCGGAAGCATAAGGGCGCTGTATTGTGCTCTCAAGGGATGGGACACTACAGCGCCCACGGCAGCGGTGGCATGGTTCGAACGATGTCAGTTTGTACACGAGCATAACGGATGGACTTATCGGGACTACGACGACGCTGACGCTGGCGACATACTATTGGACCGAGATTATCACGCCATGATGGCTAACCTGACGAAAGAGGCCCATGAGTAAAGTCAGTCTAGATTTTGAGGGCAAGGACAATACTCAGCGCGCATTTAGTACGGTACAATCGCGCTTGGCGACGTTGCGCAGCCAGATTGACACCATCAAAGCCAAAGGCGAGATCAATCTGGATGTCAAGGATGCTGGCAAGCTGCGCGCTCTGGAGAGTGAGGCGCGCCGGCTTGAGCGGGCGCTAGATTCCGTCAACGGTAAGGCCGTATCATCCGGGCCGGCGTTCACCGGTTTGGGCGGTGGCGCGAGCAGTGCGGGCGTTGCCCTGCGGGGGCTGACATCAGCACTAGGGGCGGTGGGTATTGCCGTCTCCGCGATGGGGTTGGTCAAGGCGGCTTTCGAACTGGGTTCGCTGGGTGAAAGCGCGGACCGGTCTAGGCTGTACTTCCAGGCGTGGTCGGGGAGCGCTGAGACAGCGGCTATCAATTTAGCGGCTGTACAGCGGGCAACCGGCGGCGCGCTCACCTCAATGGAGGCAATGAGGGCGGCCAGCAAGTATCTGGGCATGGGGCTGGCGAAGAACGCTATTGAGCTCGAGCAGCTTGCTCACATGGCCGTCATCCTCGGTGGCGACACTCGCACGGCGACCCAGGCAATTGAAGAATTCGCTCTAATGTTGGCGAATCAGTCGATTCTCCGCATGGACACGTTCAACCTGTCCAGTGGCGCGGCGCGTACCCGGATGGACGAACTCCAGAAAGCCACCGCAGGCATGACGCGGGAAGCGGCATTTCTGGCCGTGGTTATGGAGCAGGGTGCGGCGAAGGTCAAGCAGCTTGAGGAAGCCGGTGTCAAGACGGCGACGCAGACTGATATCATGCAGGCGTCGGTGCGCGAGCTCAAGTTGGAACTGGGGAAGCTGGTTGCGCAACCGTATACGGTAGTGGTCAAGCTGGCTACTGAGGCGGTACAGAATCTCAACTTTGCGCTGAGTCCAGAGGGCGCGATTGAGCGCGAATACGAACGAGCATTTCAAGTCTACCGCGATGCGGCGGAAGAGGTGAGGCGGGCGCAAGCCGGACTTAACAGCGAATATACTGTTGGTAATCCATTGGCGCAACGTCATTACGAGATTAAACTGCGTGAAGCTCAGGCGTTGATGGATGTTGCCGAGGCTGATTATCGTGCCGCCCAAGCAGCGGCGGCGCTGATAGATAGTGGAAGTGGTGTCAATTCCATGCTGGCTAACACGGCATCGGCGGCGGCGGCTGCGACTGGCGCTCTGGCTGGCATGATGTCAATGCTGCCCGGAGCAGTCAGCGGGGCGTTGGGGTTTGATTTCAGCGGCTGGCAGCGTGGCCCCAATACTCAAGAGATAGTCGAGCATCGCATCGCTGAGTATCGGCGCAAGGAGCAAGAAGCCACCAACAAGTCTATCGCCGATGACTACGCCAGGCGCATGCAGGCGGCGGTTGACAAGGTCAGCGGCTCAGTACAGTCGAAGCTCGGAGCTGCGGCCGGGTTTAGCATCGGCCTGAACGATATGCGATCAGGCGGTGCCGGCAAACCTGGGGAAAATGGTCCGTTTGAGGATATCTTCAGGCTACAGGCGTGGTTGTCTGACGGTTCATGGAAAGAGACGGTTGACAAGCTCGGCATCGAGACACGTGCCGAAGCGGAGAAGATCGTCCAGGACTTCCAGAACCAGATCTTCTCGCCAGAGGTCCAGAGGGCCATCAACGTTGATCAGTTGATTGAACAGATCCAAGTGGAGCAAGCTTCCGAGGAGAGCCGTAAGGCGTTTGCCGCTAAGATTGCAGCTGCTGTAGGTCTGGGAGGTGTTGGTGGAGCTGGCGGTAATATCGGTGGTGGTGGTACTACAACTGCATTGACTGATGCTTTTGCCAAGGGCGCTGAGGTGGCAGTTGACAATCAAGCCTTCAAGGATCGAATGGCAGCGGTTGGTGGACAAGCCTGGGTCTGGACTGAGGGAGGATTTGTGAAGGCCGCTTCACAATCATCGGCGCTGATATCGGCCATTGATGGTATGGTCGCTAGTTCTCTAGCCCGGCGTGGCGTAACAGCGGCAGCTAATGCGGCAGGTGCGCCATGAGTTTCCGACCGACTTATTTCGGTGCAGTGGCTCTACCCGGTTATGCCTATAAGGTGACTGGGGGGCCTAAGGCTCGCAACTCGACTATGCGCACCATCAGCGGTTTTCACGATGCTGATGGCACGTATGGCGAATTGGAATTGCCCTATACGCTGACCTATTCCTGCCTCGTCTATCAGTCAGCTGGCATTGCATCCTTGGGCGGAGCTATCGACGATCTGCGGGCAATGATCGGTCAGCGGCAACGGCTCTATATGACTCCTTGGGATAGCACAACTGACGCTCGTTGGGCGTGGGCGCGTTGCATTGGCGTCAATGTGCCGGCAACCGTGTACAATCGCAGTCACCAGCCGATTGATATCGAATTTCTGATTGAGACTACCTGGCGGGGCTATGCTTATGGCGGCACCGTCAACTACAGCGCCGGCTATTTGTTTGGGAACGGCTTGTATTACTCATCATCTAACGCTACAACGCTGACGGGATCGCCGCAAACGTTGACAGCTGTCAATAATGGCAATTACTGGGTTGATGATGCCGGCATAACGATCACTGCCGGTGATGCCGCATTGACGTACGTAAAGGTTGGCGTTACCAGCTATTCGGAATTCGAATATACCGGTTCCATCACGGCCGGAAATAGCCTGATCGTGGACTGTGGCAAGCGTTTTGTGCGAGCGAATGGTGTAGATGCCTATGAATCGTTCCAGCTCACATCGAGTCACGCCATTGCCGGCTGGATGAAGCTTTTGCCATCGGAATCGACTAGCGTGGTTGTCACCTACACGGGCGGCGGGACAGGTAGCACGGCGGTGCTGACCTACTCCGAGGCGTGGGCCTGATGGCTAATTTCTGGATCGACATTGAGGACGGCGGCGGCGTCAAACAGGGCGGCGGGCCGATCACTACAGCCACTTCCTGGACCTCTACGCGGCGTCTGGATCGCTCTGGGACCTTCACCTTTACTGTCCCGGCGGCTGATGATCGGACCGATCTGATCCGGGCGAAACGGGTCGCCCGCTGCTGGACCTATGACGGAACGCTACTCCAATCGGTCGGCGCCGGCATCATCGATACCATCACGATCAATGCCGGAGCAGACGGGGCGCCGACGATGACGGTCAGCGGCGATGATCTTCTACGGCAGTTGACCTACCGCTCAGTAGGGGAACTACAACTCTACGAGGCGAATAGCTATCATCCGGCGATCCTATTTCGCACGCTGGACGGTGTGCGGGCATCATTCGACGATGAAGCGACTTATACCAGTATGGCGAATGCCTATGATCTGACGATAAGCGATGCAACGACCGAAGAGCTATTCTACCTGGGTGATACTTCCGGGCTACTCGGGCAAGATATCATCTACATCAAGTACCCGACTGCATTTCACGGCGTGACGTTTGTTGTTACCGAGGATAACAGTCAGGACATTACCGTCACTTGGGAATACTGGAATCCGACGAGCTCCAACTGGGAAAGTCTTAGTATCACCGATGGCACTGATACTGGCTCAGCGCCGTTTGCGCAATCCGGGACCGTTTCCTGGAGCATCCCGTCAGAGTGGGCACCGGCATCAGGCGAACCCAACTACAAGGTGCGGTTCTACTCATCATCGGGCGAAACGGATCAGATTGGCTTGGGCGATATTGTCGTCGTCGTCAATGAACCCGTCACAGAGCCCATTACAGCTATCATGGCTTATGCGCCGGATGGCTGGGCGATGGATGCCGTCAACGGTTATGCCGACATCACCTCGGCTACTGAGCTTGGCGACAATCTGCTATCGAATGCCAGCTTTGAGACTCTGACCGGCAGCGGTACACCGGACAATTTCGCTTCTTGGACCGAAGTTACCGCCGGATCGGAAGATATTCAACAAGCCGGCAGTGCGCAATCTGGCGACTTTTGTGTTCAGTTCGACAGTGCGGCTGATGGCAATAATCCGATCGTCTACCAGAACGTTGCTTGTGATGCTCTGACTGATTATCGTGTGACCTATTGGGCTAAAGGCGATGGTACACGTCAAGCAGCGTTACGCATTTCTACCAGTCAAGATGCTGGCGCCAATTATTATAACATCACGGCACCGGAGGATAGCGGCGTTACCGGCACGACGTGGACGCAAGTCACTCGTGATTTTACGACACCAACATCGGCCGATTACATCCGGGTCAACATGTACGGCCCCTATCTGCTCTATGTGGGTTCCGCCTACGTCGATAACGTCACACTGAAACGGCGCATCGGCGGGCAGGTGATGACGGAGTTCATCAACGAGTCGGTGCTAGCGGCGCTCGTCAGCGTGGCGGAGCAGACCGGCGAGCATTTCACCTTGTCACCTAACGGCAAAGAGGTACTTTGGTTCCGCGCGGATGCGCCGGATAGCGGCGTGCGCGCCATCGGCGGGGTGGACGGCTTCGCCGCACGGGATAACAACAAGGTTTGTCTCATTTCCGACTTCGCGGAGATGCACAACGCCTACGAGCTGGCAAGTCGGGTCTATCCGTTTGGCGGCGGCTTTGGGTCAGATCGCATAACCCTAGCAGATTGCACACGTTCGGCGCCGACCGGCTACACGTTAGACAAGACCAACAACTACCTCTCCCGCACGGCGGCGGCAACGGCACTAGGACGCATCGACCGAATGATGAATTGGTCCGATATCAATGCGCTGAGTGAGGTGGATTCACATCGTCAGTTTGCGGCGAATCAGCTATTTGACCGGGCCTATGCATGGTTGCAGGAACACTCTGCAACGAATACCAATCGCAAAACTGTTGACCCTGTTATCGTCTATGATACTTTCACTCGCGGTGATGGCGCCTCGGTCGGTAGTAGCGAGACTACTGGACCATCCGGTGAGGGCATCAGCGCTTACGTCTATACTGAGGACAAATGGTCCATTTCCTCCAATCAGTTGATCAATACGCCAGACCTAGGCGCCGATCTTATTGTTACGGGTAATTTTTCCGCTGATACGGATTGGACTAAAGGCACAGGTTGGAGCATCGCAGCCGGTGTTGGTACTCATGCCGCGGGTACAGCAGCTGCTATTGTTCAAGATGTACTTACGGCTAATACCTGGTATCGCTGTGATTGGACGATCACAAGTTACACTGCCGGTTATTTAGCAGCTCAATTTGGCGCCGGGATCGCATCCTGTTATCGCAATGAGGCGGCTACATTTTACGACACCTACCGAGCGGAAGATGTGCAAGCGGGCATCTATGCTACTGCGGCCGGAGCCGGCAGTATAGACAATGTATCCTTCAAGGCGCTTACGCTTTCCGATTTGCTGTGTACGGTATCGAGTAGGACGACGGAAGTATCGATCGACATTACATGCTTAGGTTTCACTCCGGGTACTCAGATGGGCATCTGTGCGCGCGTAGATAGTGCCGCCTCACCTACGACATTCATTCTCTGCTACCAGCGATGGGCCGGCGATACTCAGCAAGTTGTTGTTGAAGAATGCGTTTCTGGCGTTTATGCGCAATTGGGAGCATATACATCGGCTTATGCAGCGGGACAGGTGTTGCGTTTGCGGCTAGAGGGTGTAGTCTGGACACTTTCCAAATTGGCGGCAGCAGGAGCAAATGGGGCGGAAGGCGCTGAAACTCGACTCGGTTCTGGTTATACTACCGTTGTGAGTGGAACAGCACACGGAACATTCTCAACGCAATCTGGAAATCTGCTGGATAATCTCACGATCACAAAGCTAGATGCCGATGCATATGATGTACCGCGTGCTTATCGTATGACGGTTACCAAGCTCAATCGCATGGTGCTGCCTGGCTACACGATCCAAGTGCAGTATCGCAAGGTGATCGACGGCTACGAGGTCTTCGACATTGACGAAAACATGAACGTCCTTAGCTCTACCGTGACGATTGACGCCGATGGCATTCGCACTTCGGCAATGGATGTAAGCTCAGTACGAACGCCTGTGCTGACCGATGCCGAATATCTCGCAAACGAGTTGCGGCAAGCTCGGTATTCCCGGGGGCGGGTGCAGGCGGATCAATATGTGCACAACGCGCTAACTGACTCATCTACCGGTGTGCCATATGCGGTAGATGTGCGGCGAGGAGCTATCACGAATATTTCTCGCATTGCACCGGTTGCTGATGGCACTTATGCCAGTGTGACGGTGACTAATGGCGTCGTAACGGCGGGGACATCATGAGCGAACCCAATACTGAGCGCGAACCGATCAGCCGCATCAGCAAGCGAGTCTGGGCGATCATTCTGGCATTGGGGGTATTGGTTGGCATTATTACTGGTGTGATTCTGCACGATCGCACTCCGGATGAATTGGAACCAGAGATTGTGGAATTGGGAGGATCACGCTACATATCATATATCATTGGCGCGACCAGCTATCCTGACATACTGAGTTGGGCTGGCGCTTTTCCTCAAGCAACTCCAGCGCCTCGCCGGACATATGATCCATTATATCCCGGCAATTATCCAATCGGCATGATATGCCTGACGCAAAACCTGAATGAAGTATGGCCGTCATCTGATCCTGCTGATATAGCCTGGACCACGGTTAGTGGCGGTGGTTATGATGGTTGTTTTGCCAATACTGCGACTTTCACGATCACGCTGGGTTCAGGGCAAGTGATCAGTCAACCAGTGATTCTCGATTTTCCGCCAGATTTCTATGCTCCCGGCGGATCAGGTACTAGCGGAAGTCCTTATGGCACTCTCTATTTGCCTGGTTGGATGGCTTCGGATACCTACGTCCAAAAGTTCACATCGACAGTATCTGGTAAATATTACTATGGTCTTCACTATGACAATATGTCTACCGTCATCCCAACGCTAATAGCCGCAGCTGGAGCTCGTTATACTGCTACACCGGAGATATGGGATCGTATCGCTGCCATACGTCTTCGGGTTGGAAGTCTAGGTGAGCCATATCCAATTTTCCCGATGGACGTAGATGCGGCATCATATGCAAATATACAGAAGTTGTACACTCAACATCAGAATGCTTTTGCAACGTGTGATGAATATAAACAATGGATCAATATTCTCGCATCATCCGCAGCTGCAGCATTTCCCAATAAGCCAATACTCATCATGTCTAGTGGCGATGTTTGTGCGAGCTATGGTGGAGTTGCATTTAGAGCGACACGTCTCAATCAGTCTGTGGCAACAGGTACACCAATAGGAATTACACAAAATCTCTTTACTTCACATCGGGCAGATGCATCAGCACCGACAGCATATCCATATCGCGAATACAAGAATTTCTCGGTAATTGCTAAAGCTAATGCATTATCTCTTCCTGGTATGGCTGAGTTTGCACAGAATCCTAGTGGTTCGTATGCCAATGATGCCGGCAGCAACTATGATAATTTCCGTGAATGGTATTGGACCCTCATGCAGGGTTTCGGATCAGATGCCGATATCATCAATTTTGGAATTGGATGGCGATCTTATTTTTCGACATGGGGCATGTGGATTGCAGACTGTCTATCCAATGCGCGTTGCGGGGCCATATTTTTCCGAGATATTGAGGATCCTTATTATACATACAACATCAACACCAGCGGCTATGCAGATTCGATTGGCGATTTAGGACGCAACTTGATGCTTCAAACGCCAACTGCCTATCCGCAGGGGTGCCGGATCAATCTCGCAACTGCTGCTGCTGTTAGAGTCGCGGCTGTAACGCCATATGTGTATACACCTTTTCCCTGTAATGGTACGGTTCTACCAACACCTGCTGGTACTCGACAAACAACACCGACGCCAAATGCAATTGGCGATGTGGATATGTTGCAACGGCTGGCCGATCGCCAAGCACGATACATTTCAGCCAGTTCCGTTATGACCGTGGCGATTGAGAGTTCGTGGTCCTACTATGACGACTTGTATGAGGACAGTACATTGCGCATCATCTACCTGGACAGTCATGCCGATAACTTTACCGTTTATTGGCCCGATACTGTCGCCAGTGTCGCATCGGAGGAAATCAATCGTACGGGCTCTGGCATTTGGGTCTCACACGATATTACAACCGATATATACGCCAGCGGCAACATCACAGTTTCCAATACGTCAGCAAATCAGAAGGTTTGGTTACACATGATCGGAGTTGTATTATCCGACGACTCTCCGACTGCAACACCTACGTCTACTCCGGTAACGCCAAGCCCGACGCCGAGCCGGACGCCGACTTCGACATCGTCTCCTACGGCTACACCGGTAACGGGCACGATCCGGGGCACAGCATTTACTGATACTGACAGAAATGGTACTTTAGATGGCGGTGAATCGGGTATTGCTGACTCTGGTGTCTATCTCACTCAGGGTGAAGAGCTAATCGACAGTACCACGACTGATGTTAGTGGCGTTTATACTTTCACGACTATAGCATTGGGTTTATATTCGGTCACATCTGATACGCCCGTAGGATATGAACTAACTACCAGCGATGGCAATCCTGCTACCGCCAATGTAACTAGTAGCGATGTGATTACAATCAACTTCGGCTTTGCTTTGCCGTTGACACCGACATCGACACCGCAGACGCCATCACCAACGCCGACGATGACTCCGACATCGACCTCTACATCGACCAGAACGGCGACGCCAACATCTACGAGTACTAGCACCTCAACACCTACTAGTGCACCAACGTCAACTCCAACTCAATCGCCTGTACCGCTGGGTACGATGACACCGACCAGTACACCAGCCTGGACGCCGATCTCCTGCCCCACCATGGCTGTAACGGTGGATGGCACACTAACTGAGTGGGCAGCAAAGACGCCTGTGGCACTGAGCGCTGGCAATGCGGCCTACATCGAGGTGGCAGCCACCGTTACGGCAACGCCTGTCGCAGCCAATATCGATAGCTTGTTCTACTGTGGTTGGTCGGGTAGTACGCTTTACTTTGCGGGCATCATCACCGATACGGTGGTGTTAGAACCGAGTGGTAGCTACCGCAACGGTGACAGCGCATTAGTGGCGCTGGATGGCAAGGGAGATGGATTCTCGCGCCTGCGCGCTGACGACCACGATCTATATATCCCAGCGCCTGGAGATGGTGAGCTTAGTAGTGCCACGGTCCTCGACTATGACCTCTATCCGTTAGGAGTGACGACCGTCATCAGCGATACAGCGGACGGCTGGTACTTTGAAATGAGCGTTCCAAATGCGATCCACCAGGCGGGATCATTGACGACGAGCATGTTTATCGGAGTGCAATACGGGCTGTATGATCGGGACGGCGGGACGCGGGCGACGTATCAGATAATGTCGGCTCGCAGAAGGGGAGATTTGGATTGAGCACCAAGCTTTCACTCCACTGGCGCCCGACGCACTGGGACGGGCGTGATCAGGCGATCATCGGCGGCTGGCAGCCGAACAGTGCGAAGATCATCAATCCCGGACGGGACCATGTGCAGCTAGTGCGCTCAGTATCACCACAGACATTGGTAGTGCTGCGGGACCATCCGCTGAGCGAGCAGCACGATGATATGATGCAGACGCCGGAAGCAACTGGGGTAAGACACGCCCGGCGGATGCACGAGATCATGGGAGAGGTTGGGGCGGATCCGGCGAATACTGTGGTGCTGGGGATCAACGAGCCGCACATTTGGGATCCCGGCGGCATCGAAGCGACCGTCGGCTACTCGGTGGCATTCCTCGATGAGTGTGCCTACCTGGGCATGATGGGCGGGGCGCTCAATATGGCGGTTGGTTGGCCGGCGAACGACGGCTACAACATGCCCGTCAACTGGGGACCGTTTGCGGAGGTGTATCCGGCGATCAAAGAGGGGCGCCATTTTCTCTTCCTTCACGAGTACTTTGACAAGCGCGGGCCGCAATACAACTGGGGCTGGTGGGCCGGGCGGTATACGCAATGTCCGTGGGATGTGCCGATCATCCTCGGCGAATGCGGTATGGACCAGTATGTCAACGGACCGACCAGCATCGACAGTCGGGGCTGGCAGTCGTACATGTCGGCGGAGCAGTATTTCGACTATCTGTCGTGGTATGACGAACAGTTGCTTATGGATAGTCGTATTCATAGTGCACAGGTGTTTCTCTACGACTACGACGACCCTTGGCAGACCTTTGACATCCGGCAGGTGCGGGAGCAATGGTTGCAGTTTGTGCAACGGTTGGGCTGCGGCGACCCGGAATTGGCATGGGAAAGAGCGAACCGCTTCTGGAATACCCCGCCAACGCCGCCAGGTGAAGAGTTTCCGGAGGAAGCCATCAGGAATGCGGCCTGGAACGCGCCGAGGGCCATTACCGGCATTCCCTACACGCCCACTCACGCATTTCCAGCTTATGCTCGTGAGCAGTACTTGGGTGCGCCATTAGCTGACACGCTAGATTTCGGCGGCTATCGTATCCAACCCTACGCATTCGGGATTGTCTACGCGAAAATTGGCGACTGGGCAAATTGCGACTGGTTGGAGTGGTAGTATATCGGTGAGGACACCGCAATGATACTGAGCCTGCTACGGCCGATACCGCAGAATATCGGGGATGTCTCGCAGTGGTTTGGTGAGAATCCCAAGGACTATGCGCCGTGGGGGTTGGCTGGGCATGATGGGATTGATTATGCCGTGCCCGAGGGCACGCTGGTGTTAGCAGCGCATGCGGGTATCTGCACAGTGGGTTGGGACGAGAATGGCTACGGACAGTATATCCGGATCAACGGTCCGAAGTTTCAGACGATCTATGCGCACCTCCGCTCAGTACAAGTGGTGACAGGCACGCCAGTGCAGGCGGGCGACTGGATCGGTGAGAGCGGGAATACCGGGAATAGCACAGGACCACATCTTCATTTCGGGTTGAAAATACACGGCATGAGGAATCCAGCATATCGAGATTGGATCGATCCGGTTGTGTTTAGGGATGCATAAGCCGCAATTGGCCAGGAATTGGCCGTGGAATTGAGAATCATATGGTTGGCACACTAAGAAGGAATGTGACGCATGGCTGCTAGGAACATCGACATACTCTGGATCGCGCCGTCGAACGATCGACTGCCGGCGTTGGGATGGCTGGACGAGTTGGGCGAGATTGCACAGATTCGTGGTGTGACGATGCGCACCGTGTCGGGCCGGGTTGCTACGGCGGCGGCTATTGCTGACGCGCTCAGTACATCAGGGTGTGAAGTGATCATTTGGAGCGGGCACGGGCAAGAGGATGGCCTCGTCACAGCCGACAACCGCATACTGAGCGGCGAGTGGATTGCCACCCAAGCTCGCGCCGGGGCGCCAGAAGCATTTCTGGTTGGCGCATGCTACTCCGGTGCGCGGGGCGAGTTTTTGGACAGCATCACAGAGCAGATTGCGCAGGCGGGCATTCACGCCATCGGGTTTATGGTCGCGGCCGATGACAATGCCGCTGCGGTGTATGCGTGTGAGTTTGTGCGCGCTTTGGTGGCCGATGCTGATGTGACACGAGCCAACCGAGTAGCAATTCGAGCGGCGGCGCAAATCAATCGCCAAACCGCGGTTGGTGTGACGTTCCATGCGGCAATAATGGATGGATATCGCAGCATATTGGCAGAGATCAAGGGCGTACGAGCGGCGACCGATCTCCTCAGCGGGCGTGTGGAGCGGGTCGAGCGCAGTCAATCGGATCTGATCAAGCGCTTTGATGAATGTCTGCCTCCACCGGGTACAAAACGCAGCAGTAAACCTCGAACGGCGAGCATCCCAGCCGCTCCGGCCTGACCGATGACTAACAACCAAGGAAAAGCCGTCGTCGTAGCCTCCGGCGACGAACACAACGGGCATCCGTTTGCACTTACGTGTCCCGACGCATGGACTGATGTTAATGGGCAAATTCATACGCCGAACGCACTGCAGCTCGTCATCGGTGCACACTGGGAAGATGCCTGGGCGTATATCGGCGAAAGACGACGGAGAGCACGGCTCATCATAATGCGCATGGGTGATTCCATCGAAGGTATGCACCACGGCTCCACTCAACATATCACGGGCCATCTGATAGAGCACGAAACCATCCATCTAAAATGCTGGGAACGGGCACTTGAATTGTGCAACTTTCGCCCAGGGTACGATCATCTGTTGGGGGTAATGGGAACGGTAGACCATGTCGGACCGGCGAGCGAGTCGGATGAGCGTATGCTCCGCACGTTACTGCATGCTGACGCCGATGATGGGCGGCTGACAGTGCCGCGGCTGCGCATCAACGTCAACGGGGTGACCATTGAAGCATGGCACAAAGGGCCTAAACCGGGCAATCGGGACTGGACTCGGCCCAATGCATTAGTTGCCACCATGCGCAACTATCTCTACAAAAACATGAAGCGCGGCAATGCTCCGACGAGGTACTATCTCTGGGGACACTATCATGAGTTTTGTGCGGCGACGCTGCAGGATGATGACGGGCATGTGATTAGTGAGGGGTTTGTCTGTCCAGCCTGGAAATTGAAGGACGAATTTGTCTACACCGTCAATGCCGAAGGCTTGTCGAATGTCGGCTTATGGATGGCGAATATCGGGGCTGATGGGCAGAGCAGGTGGGAGGTGTTGCGGCTGGCAGTGGAGCAGGACGTGGAGAGGGCGCTATGACCGAGTCCGATGCGGCCCAACTGCTAGCCGAACTTGCCGCTCAGTATGCGTCAATACCGTACGATCCAGCTCTAGATATCACCGTCGCGGATGTGATGCGCGATCAGGGTATAGGTGAAGATACGGCACGAGAGCGGCTGGAGCGGGGGGTGGAGCGGGGGTTGCTGGTCAAGCGACGAGCCCAGGTGAAACGAGGGCCGCCGGTCAATGTCTACCGACGACCATAAAGACGCATATTCATCCCCGCTGATTCTTTCCGACACTTGAATAATCTATCCACTTATCTCGCGTAATTATTCCACCATCAGGAATAATCTATAACCAGTCAACTTCCTATTGACAAGCTTGTCACACCGTGCTATGATGACGAGCATGACAGAACAACTCCGAGCATTCATCCAACAACGTGGCAGTCAATCCAAGGTCGCACGAGAAATGGGCATCAGCCGGGAGCACCTATGCCGGGTGCTGCGTGGCCGGGTAGCTCTCAGCGAGAAGTTCATCGGTCGCTTCGCTCAAACCTACGGTTTCGATGCGGCGGCAGCGGTGTTCAATGGCCGCCACCCGCCTTATGTCAATTCTTAGCTCAGTAGTGTACATAACATATATAGTGAGAATTTTATCACATCATGGGATGTATGCTGGGCCGCTCGTGTTGGACCCTTGACGAAGGTAAGCGGCGGCTCGGCGGTTCTCCTCCTTCCTGGCTGGTGGGTGGTGGCTGGCGATGCTGCCCACCAGTCGAAGGGTAGAGGTGTGAGGTACTGAGCATGTGGATCGTATTTACAGTTCTGGGTGTGGTGGTAGTACTCGGTATCACGGCTCTGGTCTGCGCTGACATTCTGGCGCACATCTACGGCGAGGAGGAGTGACATGAAAGCAGCTCTATGGGCGGGGACAATCGCTGCGGTGATTGTGTTTCTGACGATTGCTGTGTCGCCGTGGTTGGGCCTGCTGGGCGCATCGGCGTGGCTGATCGCTGATAATCGCCAGCATCCTATTCGATAGGGTTGCCGCAAGGTGAATGGAGGTGATGCTATAGATCGATTGTGCTCAGTAGGGGAGCGGCTGTTGGGGAGTGTGGGCGCTCCGACGAGGCCAGTGTGATGCCCACTACTACAGGAGATCAGGAGATAGGCAGATGACGTACAGTTACGATGACCCATTTGAGAGTGCAGCGAATGCGCAGTTGCCACCGATGGAGGTGTGGGGTCAGGTGGTAGTGGACGCCTGGTTTTGCGTGTTGCAGAAGGGCTCGGGCGCGGTGCCGTTCGATCCGGCAACGCACAAGCTCGAAGAGCGGCGCACCCAGATCGAAATGCAGGTTCTGCCAGTGCCAGAGATGCGACTGCAGTTCTCGCCGAATCGGAAAATGCTGGTGGAGAGCAGGGAGTGGGTGAATATCGTCTTGAAGAGCCTGAAGGAGTTGGGCATCGAGAATCCCAGAGAGTTGCAGAACAAGTGGGCGCACATCGAGCAGACGCCGGTGGGGCGAACGTACAAGGGCAAGGACGGCCAGGACAAAGAGGCGACGACGTTCAGGTTCTTGGAGCTGTTCGAGAGTGAGGACGCCTGCCGAGCATCGTACCTTGCCAGTCGAGGCAATGGCGGCGGTGTTGTGCATACTGAGCCACAAGCGACCGCGCCACAGCAGATGATACAGTCTCCCACCGACAAGGAGCGACAGACGGCGTACGAGTTCCTGAAGGTGCTGGTGAAAAACACCAACGGCGACGAGGCGGCACTGGCGAAGGCGATCAACGGTATGGCGGCAGTCAACCGCTTCTACACGATGACGAGCCCGGAGACGTTGACGCTACTGAATGAGCAGCGAGCCGCTCAGTATGCGGCGGCACACTAGGAGGCGACGATGCCGTACATCGTGAGTGAGAGTCCGGTTATCACGATTCGGGCGTTCCCGGAGCTGGATGAAGTCAGCGAGCTGAGCGCCGATGAAGAATGGGTGCTGGCGCTGACTTCGGATCTCAATGGCGACGACCTGCAGTGGGAGTGGTGGGAACGCAAAGCCGCTGCTACTGAGCGCGATGACGATGCGGTCAGGGACTTCATCCCCAGTGGGGTCTCGGGTAGGGCGTGAGTAGAAAGGTGATCTAGTGGTGTGAGGCAAGCCCGTCGCTGTGGGGGCGGCGGGCTATCAGATGATGACTGGAGACCAGATTGACAACCTACCAACTGTTTCCCGATCTCACGGATGAAGAGTACCAGGCGCTCAAGGATAGCATTGCTCAGTATGGTGTGCTTGTGCCCATCGACGTAGACGACGAAGGCAATATCCTTGACGGGCATCATCGCGTGCGTGCTTGGAATGAGTTGAAGGCAGAAGGCGTCAAGGTCGGCGACTATCCGCGAATCGTGCGCGGCAACATGAGCGAAGAACAGAAACGCAACCACGTGCGCACGGTCAATATGATGCGCCGGCATCTGAGCGAAGAACAGCGCAACAGAATACTAGCCGATATGCAGAGAGATGGCATGAGTACGAGAGTGGCGGCAAGGGTGGCAGGTGTAAGTAACTTCACGGCTTACCAAGCACGTGTTAGATATCTAACACCTGAAGAGTGTCCTACCATATCGGTGCTAAGAGCTGCGGGTAAGAAGAATACCCAATCACCTAGGGCAATCGCCTTATAAGGCAAGTGACCGATGATACTCTCGGCAGTGATGATAGACAGTAGGTAAGCATTGAAAGGTATGTAATGCAAGATAAACGAATGACGAACGAATGGGGGCATGAAAGAGTAGACTCAATCGAATGTCCCCATTGTGGTCGAATCATTGCCAACACACCAATACTTAAGTACCAGGTCTACGAAATGAGAGTAGCGGTTTGGCTAAAGGGTAAACTGCCGCCAATTTTGGAGCCAGACTTTGATGTGTACGAATGTGAGTTCTTTCCCAATCTTACCTTCCAGGTGAAATATTCTACTTTAGGAAGGCGATACAGAAGAGGAACAGTTACCGGTGAGACGATTTGGACATGGAAACATAGAAAACTGCGAGATAGCAAGCCAGACTACTTTGTACTTTGTGGAATACATGATGATCAGAGTGAAAGTTGGTTTGTGCTACCAAGGCGAGCAGTTGTGAAACACGGTGGAAGTAGTAATGGCGGTCTCTTGATTCAAGGGAACTCGCGTCGGTTCAGCTCTCCAAATACTGAACGCTACAAACCCGGATGCGAAAGCATGATTTGGCAATACCATTGTCCTGATCCCGTGAAAATGGTCGAACATGTCTTGCACCAAGAGAAATTATATCAACTCAGTTTACTCTAGGATAGTTGAGGTAGGTGCTAGATGACACTCTCCGCGATCATAGTCGACAACCGTGAACCGAAATGGGTGCAGGACCTCGCCTTCGGCGGTGTGCCGAAGATGATCATGCAGCTCGATCACGGCGACATCATGATGACGACCGACGATGACAAGATGGTGATCGTCGAGAGAAAAACGCCATCGGACCTGCTGGGTTCAATCGCCGATGGCCGGCTGATGCAGCAGGCAGCACATCTGCGGGACCAGACGCCGTGGGCATATCTGGTAGTGACCGGGCAGGTGCAGGATGGCCGGGGCGGGAAAGCTGTCGCTGATGGACGGCTTACCGGTTGGTCATGGGCATCCGTTGAAGGTGCATTACTGAGTGTGCAAGAGCTTGGTGTGCCAGTAGTTCATGCCGCTGGCGATGCCGACTTTGAGCCATGCGTTCTGCGTCTGGCGAATCGCAACCGTGATGAGACGCCGATCTGGCCTAACAGGCCGCCCCGAGTGCTGCGACCGGGCGAACAGATGTTAGCGTGTCTACCGGGTATCGGCATGGAGCGGGCGCAGAAGCTGTACGACCACTTCGGCACCGTATGTGATGCACTCGAATGGCTGACGAATATGGAGGTGAAGGACCAGAACATTGCCGGCATAGGAATGACAACCAGACGCTCAGTACGACGGGCACTGCAGCTGAGCGACCGGGAGTGGTTAGCGGTACGAGCAACACCACCGGAATTCGGCACCAAGGAGGGATAGAAATGGGGCTTGATTGTTCACATGATGCGTGGCACGGAGCATATTCGGCTTTTCATCGCTGGCGCTGCAAGCTGGCCGAAGTGGCAATGCTGCCGAGGCTTGAGAATATGGAGGGTTTTGGCGGCAACATCGCGTGGAAGCCGTACTCGCGCAATCCGCTGACCATGTTGCTAGACCATAGCGATTGCGACGGACAAATTGAGCCGGAGGATTGTGATCCACTTGCTGACGCGCTGGAGGCCTTGGTGCCTTATCTGCCAATCGAAGACGATCCGGGTCATATTGGTAATTGGCAGGACAAGACCATGCAATTCGTGAAGGGTCTGCGGGCTGCGGCTGCGGCCAACGAGCCGTTGTTATTTCGCTAGGAGGGGTAGAGATGGCAGGATTCAGGACAGCGACACGAGAACAGAGCCGGTTGCGCATGACAATTGATGGCCCCGCCGGCAGCGGCAAGACCTTCACGGCGCTGCGGTTCGCCCACGCTCTCGGTGGCCGCATTGCGCTGCTCGATACTGAGCGGGGCAGCGCATCGAAGTACGCAGGAGAGGCACCGGATGGTATCCCGTGGGCGTTCGATGTGGCCGAGTTGACGAGGTTCTCGCCGGAGGACTACACGAGGACCATTGAGCTTGCGGGCAAGTCGGGCTACAACGTCTTGATCATTGACAGCCTTTCGCATGCATGGGAAGGCCAGGGCGGCGCACTGGAACTCAAACAGAAAGCCGGTGACAGTTGGAGCGCATGGCGCAATATCACACCGATTCACAATCGTATGGTAGATGCAGTGCTTCAGTCGCCGTGCCACATCATCACGACGATGCGCAGCCGGATGGAGTACGTGCAGGAAGCCGACGACCGGGGCCGGGTGACGATCCGCAAGGTAGGGTTGTCACCGATCCAACGCCCGGGGATGGAGTACGAATTCGACATCGTGTGTGACATGGACTACCAGCACATACTGAGTGTGTCAAAGTCACGCTGTTCTGCCGTCGCAGATTTGCGCATCGAGCGCCCGGGGCCGGAGTTCATGACGCCGGTGATTGAGTGGTTGTCAGTGGTGCGGCCGGCACCGATTGCCTTTCACGTAGCGCCTACTGAGCACGATGACGAGAAGGTGACACTAGAGATGCTTGTCGAGCGCTTCGGCGCTGAAGCCGTGATGAATGCGAGCGGTGGGACAATTCCCGACACTGATATCGAAGTAGCTATGATCGGTGCGATATTGGAGAGTGCATGATGGCAAGTGCAGATTCGTTTTCAGTTACTTTCGAAATTGAACCTATCGTAAAACTGATATGCGAAGATGAAACTTGCCAGTGGAACCTAGTACACAAACCAGGCTCCTGGAAATGTTGTGCGCTAAAACACATTACTATCGGAGCCGGAGGTGTTTGTATCGATCGCTGTGCAGTGGTGGCTACGCGATTGGAGAGTGCGTGATGAATGCGGGAGATTACGCCATTGACTGGTATCAGAGGGAGATTGTAAGACTAAAAGAGCGCATCACCGAGTTGGAGCACGTCATTGCCAAACTCACCATTGAGAATCTGCAGCTACGAGAGGCGCTTTTGGATAACGTCCCTTGGCGAACGTCGTTGGCTACGTGAGGTGAATTATGGGCGAAGAGGACACTATTGGCAAGCTGGAGCAACGGATTGCCGAACTGGAGCGGCTGAACACGGAGCTGAACGCTCGCTGGCGTGCGGATCGAGCGGCATTGGCAAAGCTGCAGAGTGAGGCGAAATACTGGTTGGGCGACAAAGCGGGATGGTTGTTCCTTGATGGGGAACGCGCTCAGTATGTGCACGTAGAGGAGGCGCACAATGTCTGATCTTCAGTGGGCGAACGAGCAGCATCTGTACCATCACAACGATGGGCGCATCAAGATCAACGTAAGTATCGAGCGCAACACGAAGGGCTACAACTGGAGCATCGATGTGAGCAATGCGGCGACGGTGGATGAAGCGATTGCGCAGCTTGAGGATGGCCGGGCGAAGTTGGCGGCACTGTACGGGGAGCCGACGTAAAACCCATGCGTGAGTTGTCGCTGTTCTCCGGTGCGGGCGGCGGGTTGTTGGGGACGGCATTATTGGGATGGAGACCGGTAGGCTATGTCGAATGGGATGACTACTGTCAGCGAGTGCTGGCTGCTAGAATCAAAGACGGATTCCTGCCAGACGCGCCCATCTTCGGTGATATCCAAGCATTCAACCGTGATGGGTACGCCACAGCATATCAGGGATTGGTTGATGTCGTTACCGGAGGATTCCCGTGTCAGCCCTTCTCGGTCGCAGGCAGGCGAGCCGGAGCCGACGACAGCCGCAACATGTGGCCAGCAACTATCGAATGCATCCGCCTGGTACGACCGCGATACGCGTTCCTGGAGAACGTTCCAGGACTCCTTACTTCCGGGTATTTCGGCACAATCCTGGGAGACCTGGCCGAAAGCGGGTATGACTGTCGCTGGCGTATTCTATCGGCGGCCGAAGTGGGAGCGCCGCATAAGCGCGATAGGCTCTGGATTGTGGCCAACGCCACGAGCCAGTCTAGGAATGAGTGTTCGTTTGACACAGTATGGAGCAGACCACGCAACGGAAAGGAATGGAAACCTAGAAGACAAGATTTTGGAATACTACCCATTGGAAGCAATTGGGAAATATATCAACCAAGAATTTGTCGAGAAGATGATGGGGTTTCCAATCGGGTGGACCGCTTTAGAGCCATTGGCAACGGACAGGTTCCGGCAGTGGTGCGAGCAGCATGGCAACTGCTAACTGGAGATGACAATGAGATCGTGCAGTCTCACCGCTGATGGCGCCGAGTTGCTCTTTCGCACGCCATACGATCCGGGGCTGGTTGCGGCGCTCAAAGCGCAGATACCGGCAACGGATCGACGGTGGGATGGAGCGGCGAAGGTTTGGCGTGTGTTACCGGTGCATGGGCAGACGTGTGCTGCGCTGGCCGCTCAGTATTGTCGAGATACGGTGCATGTACCGAATATGACGCCAGTCGTCATGCCGACAGAGATCAAGCTGTTCCGGGTGCGATACGTCGGGATGACAAAAGCTCGGGGCGGCGATGACACGGCGGAGCGTTCGTCGTTCGGCCTGGTGGATGACGTGTGGGCGCTGGTGTTCCCGGAGAATGTGCTGCGAGCGTGGTTCTGCGACGAGCGGCGCCCGAACGAGGAGCGATCGCTGTACAGCGTGATGGGTGTAACGTCAGATGTTACCGATGTAGAGCTGAAGATGATGTACCGACGGCTGGCAAAACATTGGCATCCCGATATGGCGAAGGAACCTGACGCCACCGAAGTGTTCAAGGCAATCAATCACGCTTACTCCATACTGAGCGACTGTACGCTGAGAGCTAAGTATGAGGCCGGGCTAGCGTTACAGCGCTCAGTAGGGAATATAGCATCAGCACAGGTGGCCACTGGTGGTTATCGTTCTCCTCTCCGCTGCGGGTTGGTGATGTGCGAGGGGCGGGAGGTGATGGGTAGATTTGTGGCGAGCAAGGTGCTGGCGTGGGAAGACATTACGAATTGGGCCGGGCAGGTGTTGGTGGCGAGTTGGCCGCTCGGCGCCACGGAACCGGTTGAGGAATGGGTGTGAGGAGGTGGGTAATGGGCGATGGTACACCGGAGGAGTTGCTGGCGTTGGTGGCGAAGTGGCACCAAGAGGACGCCGCATGCATTGCGGGACGCGTTCGTGGCGGGAGCGACATGGCAAGCGGGCCAGTACTGCTGGGGGTACTCGACGTGGAGCCAACAACTTGCCGAGGAAGAGGCTCTCCGCCGCTGGCCGGATGTGGAGGTGGGCGGTGACTGACGAGGAACTGGACGCTATCGAAGCGCGAGCAAATGCCGCCACGCCTGGGCCGTGGACGTGGGAGACTGACTACGAGGAAGAAGGCGGGTATTTTCTCGACGGGTCAGATGGGGAAGATGTTGGTTGGGCAAGGTCTGAACCCGATATCGTCTTCATCACTGCTGCCCGAGTCGATGTGCCGGCGCTGGTTGCCGAGGTGCGGCGGCTGCGAGCGGTGGAAAGAGCCGCTCACGAAGTTGTAGCGGTAGTGCTAGGGAACGGCAAAATCTACGATGACGACCCCCTGATCGATCGATTGTTCTGGGTATTGAAAGGGCACGCCGATGAGTAGTTTCAATGTCTGCATTGATGGGGGCGTGTGTCTCCACGATGACCTGATCGACGAGCTGCGTGCCGCTAACGCCAGCCTTCAGGCCACGGTCGAGCGGCTGGCACATCACGTTGGAGTGCAGCGGCGGCTGCTGATTCAGTGTCGGAGCATGCTCATACACGGACTGGAATTTGAGCGGCACAATGGTCTGAAACAGGACATCGACGCTGCCCTGCGCGGGAGCATGAAGGAGGAGGTGCTCGGTGAGTGAACCGATGACAGACGACGATCTGGAGATGCTTGAGCGATTGTGTGCGCTGCCGGATGACGGAGAATGGGACTACGGGGACCACATAGACGATACGTACAGCATCGTCGGATGGAGCCAGAAGCTCGGTTTCTACGACGTACTGAGTGGCGAGTGGGCTGTCGACAACGCCCACTTCATCGCCAAGGTTCACGACGAGTTTCCAAAGCTAGTTGCCGAGGTGCGGCGGCTACATGTAGAGAACCAAAAGCTCAGGTGTCTGCTTGGCAAAACCGCTCAGGAAATGCTTGACAACTTGGAACGGTATGGCGAGGAGGAGGTGAGCGGTGACTAAAGAGGAACTGGCCGCTATCGAAGCACGATATTATCAGGAGCTAATGCGGTTACGCGCTGAAAACGAGTGGCTAATGGAGCAAGCGGTAACGGCGACAGAACGTGCACAGCGAAGTGTGCACGAATTCTACCAGGACAAAATTCGAGACTTGACCATCGAGATCGAGCAACTGCACAACCAGATCGGCAGAGCTGCCCTATCGTATGCCCAGTGCGACTCTGATCGTCGAAACTTTGCTGTCAGATGCGAGTGGATGCGCGAGGAACTGATGGACCGGGGCGTGACACGGAAGGAGTTGGATAATCATGAATGACGCGGATATCGAGAGAGACGCGAGGGGCATGATGTCCCAACCGACTAGCGAAGAAGCGAAAGAACTGATAGGCCGTGTGGCACGGAAGGAGTTGACGAACATGAGTAACAACGGCGATCTAAAAGACGTAAAGCTGTGTCCGATGGTGCATACCCATTTCGGTTCGCCGGATCAAGTCGTGGTTGCGGGAGTCATGGGGCCATTTACCGTATTCTGTGAGTGCGGTGTTCGAGGTCCGTACAAGGTCACACGCGAGCTGGCAGTCGATGCGTGGAATAGTATGCCGCGCGCTTTTCAGGACGACAAGTGGATTCGATGGGAAGATCGCGTTCCCGTCAAGGGCGAAGCCGGGTACGTCATTTTTCGAGACGACCTGAATGGGCGGGTGTGGATTCAGGAAGGAACCACTGTGACGGGAGAATGGTGGCACCATGTTGCGCTGGCATGGTTGCCAAGGCCGGCGCTCCCATTTTGGGCGGAGGCATAGACGAACATGAGTGAGCCAATCGAGAACCGTCTGCGTAAGCTCATTATTGAGCAGAACGTGACTACCGACACATACAAGATGGCGCTCGGTACCATCGTAGAGTTGACCGAGCGCACTCGCGAGTGGGAGCGCAAGAGCAAGGAGTGGTGCTCGCGATGTCCAGCGGGGAAAAGCAAGCAAACTGACGAGGCGAATGATTCGGTAGTGAATGATCTGCCGGGTATCCATAAACTGCGGATGGCGTCGGCATCATCGCCCTACGGCTACTACAACGTAACTGTTGAGCAGGCCAACGCGCTATCGAGCGAGGTTCGCCAGGCTATCGGCAAGTTGCGAGAGGAACTTGCGCAAACGAGATATCACCGCGACAGATTGGAAGCACAGATCGAAAGTGCCAAAACACAGCAGGCGTGCGAGTCGGATGGCGAAACGGATGAAGAATTCGAAAAGCGCGTGTGTCGCGATGCGTTCCTGGATGGTGCAAACTGGTTGGAGCACTGGTTTCGGGACAAGCCGTTATCGTCGGTGTTGACACGGCGGGTACATGAAGAGGCTCTCCGCCGCTGGCCGGTGGTGGAGGAGGTGGAACATGACTGAGCTACTTCAGATTTTGCCATGTCCGTGGTGCGGAGTAGTACGGCGGCAGGATGTTGAGACACCGATTGCGATTGAATCGGCCATGAAGCGGTGGCGTGTGGTGTGTTTGGTGTGCAGATCGCATGGGCCAGAGTGCAAAACCGAGCGACTGGCAAGTCTCGCCTGGAACTCTCCCCTGCATGCCGGGGGACGGAAGGTGAGTGGTGACTGATGAGCAGGTGACTGATGAGCATCCGCGGTGTCCACGGTGCGGGCGCTCGATGCGCATCACGATGGTGCGCTGGTCGGTGCCAGATCGGTATGGAATATCTGTGCCGGAGGAAGTGCATCTATCATGTGATATGTGCGCAGACGGCATGAACACGACTGATCCGAGATTCGTGCAACAGGGCGAACCGGTGTGGAGTCCATTGCGGAGGAGGTGAGCGATGACTGACGAAGAGCTAGCCAACTTCGAACATCAGTGTGAGGGGTGCATATACCGTGACACGATGGTGGTGCTGGTCGCTGAGGTGCGACGGCTGCGCGAGGAGAACTGTCGGCCGAGAGCATTGGTCTCGCCATTCAACCAATTCGGGCCACAGCACAACAGCGACTGTGGTCGACGGTACAGCCAGTCTGAGAAGTGCACGTGCGGACTGATTGATTTGCTGAAGGAGGTGAGCGGTGACTGATGAGGAACTACAGCAGATAATAGAGAGTACGGCGCTTTTGGAAAAAGAGGGCTATGGGATGAGTGTTCGGCGGGAGCTTATCGCCGAGGTGCAACGGCTGCGCGACGAGAACGCCAGACTACGCGGTCTGCTTGGCAAGACGGCCCAGGAGATGCTCGATGTATATGAGCGGTACAACCAGGAGTAGATGACTATGGCGGACGGTTGTTTCGCGCCGTGGCAGGATCGGGCGCGCGCTCAGAATGAGATGCGTTGGTATACGGCCATCTACGGCCCAGCGCAGAAGGCGCGTCGCTGGAACTGCGAGCGCTGTCCCGATGTACAGCGCTGTATGAACTCAGTGCGAAAGCATGGGCCATTGATCAATCCGGCGTGTGAGGGGATGGTAGATGGCTGGCAGGAAAAGCCGTATGATCAGTGTGAACTGTCCGGAACGGCCGCTAGGTTGTATGAGTTCATCGCCGCCCATCCGGGCTGCCGCAGCGTCGACGCATTGGCGATGGGCATCGGGCGCAACACGTGGCATGAAGCGATCAAAAAGCTGATGCAAATCGATCTCGTGCGCCGTACTGAGCGGCGCAGCGGACGTTACGGCAATGTGATCCAATATACGTATGAGGTGATCGATGATGAACGTCCAACTGGAGATCGTACCGGGCAGTATCTCAGCGATGGCGAAGGCTCAGAACGTCAGTATCGCTGAGGCATTTCTCGGCGCGAAAGTCGTAGTGTTAGTGGATGTGTCTGGAAGTATGGACACAAACGACAGTCGTGGCCGACGCTCTCGCTACGCTGTGGCACTTGAAGAGTTGGCGAAGATCCAAGCGTCACACCCCGGGCAGGTAGCAGTGATTGCGTTCTCGACTGGCGCTCAATTCTGCCCGGGCGGCGCGCCGCCATTTATCGGTGCGGGTACTGATCTGGCTGAGGCATTGAGGTTTGCGCAGATTGCGGATGCGCCGGACATGCGATTCATTGTGGTGAGTGACGGCTATCCCGATGATGAGAAGGCGGCGCTATCGGTTGCCGCTCAGTATAAGGCAAGGATCGACAGCGTATTTGTCGGCCCCGAATCTGATCTCGACGGTGGCCGGGCCTTCTTGCGGCTGTTGGCGCAACGTTGCGGCGGCCAGCCGGTGACAGCTGATCGTGTGATGGAGCTGGCGGCGACGGTAGACAAGTTACTGCTGACAGCATAGGGTGGTGTACATGGCGACGGCGACGGCTACATCAAACCCCAACCCACAGTGGGTTACCGAGTTCACCTCCTGCATGCAGCGTGCCGGCGTGGCGACCGCCGATACAGCGATCCTCGAATCCGAATGGCCGAGCGCAGACCCTCATGTGTTTGTGCTTGGCCTCGACTGGGTGGCACGCTGCTACAAGGACCAACGTAAACCGAAGCTGAAACAACCAACCGACGAGCCGTGGAGCATTATCGCTTCGACGATGGCGCCGGCGCCTGCGGGTGATATCGAGCTGATGATGATGACGGCTATCGCTCAGTATTCGCCCATGACGCAGAGCGCACTCGTTCAAGCGATCACCGCTCGGGCCGATGCGATCTCAGCCGAACAGTCCCGGCAAACCACTCGCCGCCGGAGCGCACAGTCAGATGAGTATGTCGAGACGCTCAGTAGGCTGGGGTACGAGTTCAAGCTGAACGATCTGAACGACGTAGTCGAAGTCAATGGCGCACCGATCTCAGATCCACTGGCAGCACTGATCCGGCGCCAGACAAGAGACGCCGGCTTCGACTACGTCAAAGTAATGGAGGACTGCTATGTCAGTGAAGCGTATGTCCAGCGCTACAATCCGGTGCGGGACTATCTGGATAATCTCGCCTGGGATGGGCAGCCGCACATCGCCAATATGGCTCAGTATTTCACGGATCGTGAAGGCGCATTCGGCATCTTCGCTCGCCGCTGGCTGATTGGCGCAGTGGCGAAGGCGCTCACGGGGCAGCAGAATCGCATGTTGGTGCTGAACGGGATCCAAGGTCTCGGTAAGGGCTGGTGGTGTAAGTGGCTCTGTAGGGGCATCGGGCCGATGTACTACGTCGAAGCGGCTGTAAACCCGGAAGACAAGGACGCATTTATCCGGCTCGCTTCAAAGCTCGTGTGGGAAGTATCGGAACTGGGCGCCACCACACGTAAGGCCGATGTGGAAGCGCTCAAGAGCTTCTTGACGCTGGAACAGATCACCGTGCGCCGCGCCTATGGCAAATTCGACATGGTGAAACCCGCGCTTGCATCCTTCATCGGTACCATCAATGATCAGAAGGGCTTTCTCACCGATCCAACCGGCAACCGTCGCTTCATGGTGTGTTCGCTCAGTAGGATTGATTGGACATACGACACCACTATCGATCCAAACCAGGTATGGGCGGAAGCACGTGCCGCTTACCTTGCGGGTGAACCGTGGAATCTGCAACCAGATGAGTACCAATTAGCTGAGAAGATCAACGCATCCTACGAGGTGGAGAATCCAGTCGAGGGGATGCTCATGCGATATTTCATCGTCGATCCGACAAAGCGCCTTGATTGGACGCCATCCATTGATATTCTTATGGCGCTCGAAGATCACGGTCTCAAAGGCCAAACCCGCGCCCACTCGATGGCGCTCAGTGAAGTGATGACGCGTCTTGGTATCGAACGCACCAAGCGTGCAAATCTACAAGGACAACAAGTCTGGGGCTACATCGGCGTAAGAGCTATCTAGAAAAGAGGAGATCATTATGATCAACGATTTTGAGGCTTGGGAAGAATTGATCAGGAAACACTTCCTTGTGAGTCCGAAACTCATGTTGGATTGGACATCTACCAGTGATATCCTGTCCGCGCTTCAGGAAGGGGAAGAATTACGCAGATGGAATGTGCGTGCCATTTCTATGAAGCTCAGTAGGTGGTTGCCACACATGGGCGCCAAACGTGTCAAACGTCGCAATTCTCAAGGTCGGCCGGTTTGGGGCTATTACGGTGTGCGACATATTTGATTGCAGAATGTTCCAACCTATCCAACCGTTCCAACCTATGCAAACCATTTTCCTTTAATAGAATCCGTGTATTTTAACTAAGTTACCTATGGTATCGTTTAATGTAGGTTTGCAATAGTTGGAACGGTTTGCATAGGTTGGAACAAAGGTAGCAATAGAATGTGCGACATTTCAGACACGGCATATCGGTTCTACAACCTAGGAATTGGTGTAATTCCCGTGCGTTTTGGTGACAAGCGCCCGGGGATCGCATCGTGGAAGGAATTCCAAACCGCTTTACCTACACCGCTGGAACTCTTGACGTGGTTCCATACTGAGCGCGTGAATGTCGGCATCGTTACGGGTTGGCGCGGTCTAATTGTGCTTGACTTCGACGACATGGACATCTACGGACGCTGGATGCTGTGGGCCAAACGCAATAGGCTGTCTGCTGCCAGCATGGTAGCTCGCACCGCCTACCGTGTCTCTACCTCTCGTGGCGTGCACGTCTATGTGTATCTTCCGCATACTGAGCACAATCGTCACATGAGTGGCATCGACATCAAGTCCACTGGCGGCTATGTGTTAGGTGAAGGTTCGGTTCATCCTACCGGTGCGATTTATACCGCGCTTACACCAGGTGTGTTCATACCGAGTGTGAGTAGTCTGAGCGATATTCTGCCAGCGTCGATTTTGTTGACGCAAGAGATTCATGATGTGTATGTGCCACGTCCACCGAAGGGTGTGCCGGCGCCCGGCAGCGATCCGTGGGCGGTGGCGGCAGCAGCTACAGCTGTCACGGCTGGCGCCGTCGAGCGCATCCGCAGCCACCTGCGGGTGGAATCGTTCTTCCCGAACGCTATCGCCACCTCCGCTGATGGTCGCTGGCGCATGACGCAATGTCCATTACATGACGATCACAACCCGTCCTTCTGGCTCGATACTGAGCAGCAGATCTGTGGTTGCCACGCGGGCTGCACCTCTCGCCCGCTGGATGTGATCAATCTCTATGCTCGTCTCTATGGTCTCAGTAATAGAGATGCGATCATGGCACTAGTGAGGATGGTGTAAAGGAGAATGGCAATGGAACTGAACAACGTTGAAATGATGTTCGTGTTGTCTGCCCTAAGTGTGATGCTGATAGCTATTGGCTACATCATGGGGCGTATTGACGGGAA